AAGTTATGAACAGAAATGAATTAGTTAAAAAAGCGTTAGAATCAGGAATTACTAAAGCGAACACTATGAAGAGTGTAGTGTTAGAAGAAATGTTAAAAGGGATGGAAGTGAAAGAAACAGGTAAACGAGGACGCCCCATTAATATTAATAGTGTAAGACAACAACGGTTAAAAGAATTAGAAGAAAAAAGAAATAATGGTGAGTTAAAAAGAGGACGCCCCGTTAATAGTAATAGTAATAGACAGAAAAGGTTAGTAGAATTAGAAATGAAAAGAGTGAATGGTGAGTTACGAAAAGGACGACCAGTGAATGAAAATAGTGTTAGACAATTAAGGTTGAAAGATTTAGAAGAAAGACGTTTGAATGGAACACTTAAATTAGGTCGACCAAAAATGATTAAGACAGAAGAGTAAGTAATTAGTTAAACTAGAAACACCGGAACTCGAGTAATCGAGTTTTCGGTGTCGATGAGAGTGGATGAATTTATACAACAGAATAAAGAGCGGATTTTGAATATTGATGGCAATATAGAAGATGGCAATCTTACCATCATGGGAGATAACGGTTTAGAGTTTTATTATTTCGAAAACGGAATTATAATAGGATCAAGAAAATGAAAACAACAGGATTAGGTCATATGGTATACGGTACATATATAGTACGGGAATAGTATTACCTAGGTACCACGTGCGTTGATATCAATATACGCGGGATAGCAGGATTAAGGGACTTAGAGTAAAAGCCAGCCTCGAAAATACCCCTCTCAATCGACCCCATATATAATTATATATTTCCATTTTACACATCCTTATAAACAATCATGAAATCCAAAATCTCTCTTTTTAAAAAATTTTTTGGTATCGACAAAATATATATGTATATTTAAAGAAAACAAGTTATGAGACTAACACGAGAACAAAAGAAAGAAAAAGCCGTTGAAGATCTAATCAACCAGATGTTTATCATAGCAGGCCATGATGTTAGATTTGAAGACATTAAAACGCGCCAAGATAATTGGTTTCAACAATATACAATGACCATGGCTCAAAATGATGAGTGGAAAGAATGGGGTAAACAATACCTCCAAAAGAACTTACGTACTAAAGCCAAAGCAGCAGAAATGGAAATGCAATGGTTTAGTTTAAACTATGGATTAAAGTTTTCAGATTGGCCAGATAAATCAGAATAAGATGGGAATACTACAAGATAAAGTCAATAGTCTAAAAAAAGACCCTTGGTATAAGAAATTAAGAAGGTGGCTAAAGTTTAAATTATGGCTATGGAAACACAAACTCAATAACCCAAAATGAAATACCCAATTATATTTTTAAGTGCTTTAATAATTGAAATTTGTTCTACCTTTTACATAAATTATGTAGCAGATAAAAATCCTATTGGTATGATAATATTTGCAGCTATAGGACCATTTTTAGGTTTACCCTTTGCCGGTTATATGGTTGAATCTAAATTATGGAGTGAACGTATCAAAATGGCATTTGCTTTATCCTTAGGTTATATAGTAGGGTGCTTAATAGTTTTAAAATTAATAAAATGAGTGAAAAAAATTCATCAAACGGATTTGGATTCGGAACAGTTCTATTCTTAATCTTTTTAATCCTAAAATTAACTAATTATATTGATTGGAGTTGGTGGTGGGTCACTTCCCCACTATGGATCCCAGTTGCTATAATTATGTTTATATCAGGAATAGCCGTAATTTCTTACTACAACAAAACCAAGAAATAAAAAAACTTGGTTCCCTTAAAAAAGGTTCGTTGGTTACTCATATTTATAATCAAATAAAAACTATAAATTATGAGTGACATCAGACCAGAAATCGACAAATTAATTGAAGAACTTGAAACCCAGGGAATATCCCAAGATACAAGCCCTAATAATGTAGTAGGTTTAGGTGATTTAGTTGAATCTACTTTAACTAAAATGGGTATTACCCAAGAGCGTTATAAAGAATTTTTTGGACTTGAAGAATGTGGTTGTACTAAACGTAAAAAATGGCTTAACGGTGTTTTAAGTTGGACTGTTAAAAAATAGTCCTATGTTAAGAAACTTATTAGCTATCCCTTTTTATTTTATGTTAGGTTCATTAGCTATTATAGTTTGTGGTTTTATTTCTTTTTATGAAATTCTTACCCTTAAATAATGGCAGTATATACTTATGTTCAATTGTATGGTAGTGGGACGTCAAGTCAAAACTTGACAGCCTCTACTACTTATCAATTTAAATTCTCAAACCCAAGTGGGTCTTCTTATTTCGTAATGGAAACTGCTCGTGACACAAATGGTTTCTATACATCTGTTTCCCCTAACAATATTGATGGAGTTTTTATAGTTTCTTCCTCTATGAATTTTTCAACTTCATCTTACGTGGCAGGCTTTGAAGTTCCTGAAGGTGTCTCTGCTTTTAGGTTTACCCCAACTAATAATGTTACCGGAACTACTCTTTATTTAAGAGGAACTGGAATGTTTGATTTAACTATAACTCCTTAAATTTTAATTTGGCCCTTAAACCTAGAGATAATATATTCAGGTTAAAATTAAGGTTATGTTGAAAATTAAAGAAATCAAAATTTTACTGATAATATCTTTATTTGTGGCGTTTGGCTTAACTGGACTAATAGGTTTTGCTTTTGCTGCTGGATGTGTTATTGGAGATTTAATTGTTGAGGAATTATTTTAAATTAGTTATATGGAAAAGGAATATAAAAGATCAAAAAAAGTAACTACGGCGGATGGAACTGTAATGTTTACGTTTGACGGCAAATTACATAATTGGGAAGGGCCGGCGTTAATACCCCAAGGAAATACCAAGAAACGCGAGTATTATCTTAATGGGATTAAAATGAGTGAGTTAGAATGGAAGGCTGCTCTTAAAGGTAGAGAAGGTTTACCATGGTATAAGGGGTCGGGTGCTAAAGCTAGATTTTAATATTTATAATAAATAACCCTAATATAAGGGTATATAAGTATAGAATGATGAATTTGACAGGTGTGTTTGCATTATTTGGATTCCCTGAAGATAAAGATGATAAATGGGATAAACAACAGAAAGAATTAGAAGATTTTAAAGAATCTGCTTATTTCAAAATCGGCATGTTTAAAAAATTAATCAGAAATGGAACTTCATTTAAAAAACAAGTTGTAAAATTTCTTAGTAGCTCCGATGATAAACTTGATATTAAAGGAATAGATGAAGCTGGAGATTATATGATGTTTACTAGAGCTTATTTTTGGATTGAGGATTGTAAATTTAGAAGTAAAGAATGGAAAGAAGCTTTTTATAATCATTCTGATGAAGAATTTATTAAGTTTATAAAATTATCAATTAATTATTTTGAGGTTTCTGAAGAATATGAGAAATGCGCTCATTTAAAGAAAGTACAAAATCTTATAGAAAAGAACTTAAAAGTTCTTAATAAGGAAAAATAACTTGGCTTCCCAAGAAAAATTTATTATCTTCAATAATGTTATTATTTTATATAAAAAATTAAATATGAAAATTTAATAATAAAAAATATAATATAATAAAGATAAAAATAATAGAAGATAATATTAAATATTAAAAACCAAAAACCCTAATGAGAAATAAAGAATTAGTTTTAAGACGACTAGAGTCTTTAGATGGAAAGATGAAAAGGATGAGAAATGCTCTAAATGAACGAAATATAGATGCTGCTCGTCAAATTTTGCAAGAATTACTTGAAGCAAGAGAAGATCTTCAAGCTATTATTGAACGAGAAAATTAATCCAAAATAAATAAGTTATGAAATTAACCGCTGAACAGATCCAAGATAATTGGAATGAATTAATGAAGTATATTGAGCAATATATTTCTGAACCCCGTAAAGAAAAACTTTTAGAATTTTATGATCAATATTCTGAACGTTTAATGTTAATGCCCGCATCACATAAAAAAGAATATCATAATGCATTCCCAGGTGGTTATGTAGAGCATGTTTTGCGAGTTATTAGATGTTCTTTAAAACAATTACATTTATGGGCTAGTGAGGGAATGGATGACTCTACTTTCACTACTGAAGAATTAGTATTCTCAGCTTTAAATCATGATTTAGGTAAAATGGGTAATGAAGAAGAAGAATCATATATCCCTCAAACTGACCAATGGAGAAAAGATAAATTAGGAGAGGATTATATGTTTAATGAAAAAGTACCTTTCTCTTCAGTTCCTGACAGAACATTATATTTATTGCAGTCACACGGAATTTTTTATACTTTTAATGAAATGATAGCCATTCAAACCCATGATGGTTTATACGATGAGGGAAATAAAAAATATCTTATTTCATTTATTCCAGGACAAAAACCAAGAACTAGTTTACCTTATATTTTGCATCAAGCAGATTTAATGGCATCTCGTATTGAGTTTGAACGTGAATGGTTACCTAAGTTAAAAGAAGGTAAAAAATCCGTGGATAATAAAAAAGAAAATTTTACATTGGGGACAAAACCCAACACATCTAAAAAATTAACAACTAAAACTAAAGCTTTAGGTTCATTTAAAAGTGATGGTTTAAAAAACATGTTAGATAATTTATGATAGGCTTAATAATTACAATTTGTATTTTAGCAGTATTAGTCGTGATTCTTGGATTCACGACTTTTAATCTTCTAAGAAAAAATGAGAAACAAGAAGATATAGTAGCAGGATATTTAATTTATCTTGATCGTATATCTCGTACAATCGAAATCTCAGACAAAAAATTAAAAGAACTTGATCGAGGTGGTGTATTTCAAGCGGATGATGAAGTTGGGGTTATATTTAAATCAATTCTCCAAATTCAAGATATCCTCAATGAATTCAACCTTAGAAAGTTCAATTAAAATGTCTAAAAAACCTGCTAGTAAAAACTACTTTACTCAGGAGACTGAAAATGCTATAGTACTGTATAACAGTATTACTGACCCTGTTTTAAAAAGTAAAATATATGAAGATAAAATTCATTATGCTTTTTTTAAACTTACTCAAAATATAATCCATACATTTAAGTTTTACCATACTGAAGTAGAGAATTTAGAACACTTACAACACGAGATAATCGTGTTTTTACTTTCTAAAATTCATCTCTTTAATCCTCAAAATGGGGCTAAAGCTTATTCTTACTTTGGTACTATTGTAAAACGATGGTGTATATTATATAATGAAAAAAATTATAAAAGTAAAACTAGTAAAACATCTGTAGATGAATTAGCAAAAGACGATTCATATTCATATACATTAGAATCATCTGAATTAGATGATAAATTATCTTTTTTTATGAATAGATATGTTGAGTTTGTTAGTGTTAATATTTATGTAATTTTTCCTAAAGGGAATGACGCTAAAATAGCAGATGCTATATTAGAATTATTTCGAAAAAGAGATAATATAGATGTTTTTAATAAAAAAGCATTATACATCTATATCCATGAAATGATTCCTGATGCTAAAACTCCTAAAATCACTAAAATAGCTGGAGTGTTATATAATGTATTTAAAAAGAATTATTTATTTTACCTAGAACAAGGTTATATAGATTTCCAACTCTAGTTGATATCTATATTTATAAATAAAATAATATGAGTAATTTAGAATCAAACGTATTTGGTAAGAAAAAATTCTCTGATCTTCTTAAAGAAATTTATGATAATCAAAAGAAAAAAGAACAACAAATCACAGCTTTAATAGGTGAATTAAAACCACTTATTAATGATATTGGTGATGCTACTTTAATTGTTCCCCTAATTAAAGAATACATGGAATTAGGTATTAAAAATGATGAACAATTAATTAAAATGGCCACCATTATCCAACGAGCTTTAGCTTCGGGTAAATCAGAAGAAGAAGGATTTGGAATGACTGAAGAAGAAAAAGCTCAATTATTATCTGAAGTTAAAAAATTTAACTCTAAAGACTAATGAGTAATCCATATGGGAAATTTGGCTTCCCAGCCATGACTAATAATGCTCTAGGTAATAAATCCTCAGATAAATCTAATAAATCTAGTACTGATTCTTTTATAGTTAGAGTAATTAGTATTAATCTTACTACTAATGAAGGATTTACCCAAGTAGGAGTTATTAATGGGGAGCGTATTAGTAGTAAAGGAATACCAACTGGTAAAATTATTACTAATATATTTCCTGCTGATCCTTATAGAAAAATAATTCCTTTAGTTAATGAATTTGTAAAAGTATCATATATTATAGCCCCTAACACAACTGGAGGGCAATTTGTTTATAGTTCTCCTCTTTCATTATATGGTATAGCCTCAATAAATGTTAACCCATCACCTACCCCATTAAATAATAATACTCCAGATTCTCAAACTGTAGATTATGCCCAATCATTTAATGGCGCTGTTAATATAGTACCTAATACAGATACTGAGTTAAATTATAATTCTCCAAATCAATTAGAAAATTCTACATTTATAGAACGTAGTAATATTCACCCATTATTACCTTTTGAAGGAGATGTTTTATATGAAAGCAGATGGGGAAGCAGTATTCGGTTTGGTAGTACAGTTAAATCAAAAAACCCATGGTCAAAATCAGGAATAAATGGAGATCCTATTACTATTATAAGGAACGGGCAAAATCCTAATTCTAATGATTTTGGAGCTGAGCCTATTATTGAAGATATAAAACAAGATTTAGCTTCAATTTATTTAACTTCTACTCAACAATTAGAAAATTTTAGTTTAGCTAATGAAAATTTTATTTCATATACTACCCCACCAATAACTCCTGCTTTTTATTCTAACCCTCAAGTAAATATAAATTCTAGTAGAGTAATATTAAACGCTAATTCTGACAGTGTTCTAATCAGTGGAGAAAAATCAGTTGGTTTATCTTCAAATAATAGTATTAATATAGAAGCTAAACAAATATATTTTGATGGTGTTGATATTAGATTAGGTAGAAAGAATGCTTCCCAAGCTGTTTTAAAAGGAAACGACACTGTAGAATATTTAAAAATGATATTAAATGAATTAAAAAATATAACTGAAGCTTTAAAAATAATTCAAGATTGGCCAGCTGGAGCCCCAGTCCCTAATTCAGTAATATTAACTGTAGCTAATTCATCTCAAAAAGTATTTGAAGACATTTATAATAATATAGATAGTATTAAATCTAATTTTGTAAAAACAATTTAATATGCAAACTATTGGAAAATTTGATATAGAAGAAGCAATAAGACTATATAAAGAAAGTTTTATTGGGAAATCACACCCTGTTTCTTCAATATTTGAAGATAGTTTACGTTTAGTTTTAAATAAAGCTCAAAATGATAAAAATATAACTAATGTAATAAGATTAGCTTATCTATTAGGAACAGCCGCTATAGAGAGTGGTTATTCTTTACAAAGATGGGAAGCTGATTTTGTATGTGGGCCTAAAGGAATACCATACGGCCCAAAAGGGCCATGTCAAAGTGCTCTTAACTATTACCGTAGCACAAAAGGTGGTAAATTAAATTATTATACTCTTGGTTTAGATTCTAGAGGATTTCCTTATTTTGGTCGTGGTCTTATTCAATTAACGGGTAAAGAAAACTATGAAAAATACGGAACAGGTGTAAAAAATGGTAAACCAATTAAAGATTACACTAATTTTATTGGTGTAAATCTTGCGGATAATCCTGAATTAGCTTTAACAAATGATAATAGTTATGCTATTGCTATTGCTTATATGATAGAGAGAAAAACTTTTCAATTTGCTGAACAAAATAATTTTGCTGCGGCTAGAAAGAGTGTTAAAGGTAATAGTGAAGGATTTGAAGCTGTTAGAGATGTATCTCTTGCTTGGAAAAAAATTATAGAAGATCTTATTAAAAAATACCGAGAAACACCTAATTGGTATGGTGAAGAATTAAGACCTATAACAGCATCTGTTACTATAATCAACAGTGAAACTAATGAATTTATTAAAAAACCAAAAATTGAACCTCTTCTTACTATTAATGAAATAACTCCAATCACGTCTAAAGACCCTAGAAAAGAAAATTTATATACTGATGGAGAAATAGAGTTAGCATATTCTTTAAATCCTCCAACTGTTGGGAATTACCAAATACCTTATACTGGGTATTATCATATAAATAACCCTAAAGATCCTGGAGTACCATACACTGGAAGAACCTGGTATTCTATACAATCTGATACTACTACAACTTCTACTGGAAATATAATTACAAATCTTTCTCAACTCCCTATAACTGAATCAGAAAAATTATATCTTATAGATGAATCATTTTTACCAAGTGGTGCTAAATTATTACAAAAACAATTACTTAAAGAAATGGAAAGAGGATACCCTTCAATGAAAAATTTTTAAATTATGAACCCTAATCAAACTTTATTTCCATTATCTTCTTCAGCTATTCCACCAAATCCTAAAGATTTACCTAAAATATTAATATCATCAGATGGTTTTGAATCTCAAGAAATAGTAACTATTAAAGGAGATGGGTCATTAAAAGAAGATTTAGGAGTAATTTCTTTAGTACCAACAAATATTGCTTTAGAAAAAGATAAAATTAAAGCATCCCAATTAAACACAGATCAAATTAAAGAACTTTCTAAAGGAAATAAAGGAGCTGATTATTTTATTCAAGAACGTTTATCTAACCAAATAATAACTATTAAATCTACTTTAATTCCCTCTATATTGACCATGATAGCATCTTTTGGGATAACTAATGCTTCTGATTTACTAACCCAAAAACCAGATAAAGTTAAAGATGTTATATCTAATAGATCTAAACTCCCTGATACGATACTTATAGAAACTTTAATAAATAAAAAAAATAAATTAGTTAAACAATTAAATAATACTTTTAAAATAATAGATAATACTACTAAAGCTTTAGGCATATCAGGAGGTATTATAGAGGGATTAAGTATAACATATATTACTTTAAAAAATATTCCTATCCCTACTTCAACAGGAGTACCTGGTGTCCCTGGATTACCAGTGAATACTATATTAAATATTCAAGATAATAAAGATAATCTTGATCAACTTATAAATAAATCAGAAAAAAATAATACTAATATATCCTCTAATTTAACATTACTAAAACAAGTTCTTATTCCTGCTCTTCAATTATTAAATTTACTTGATAAATTAATTGAAAATCATTATCCTGGTATTGATCAAGAACAAATATCTTTACAGCTCACAGATTTAACTATTAAACAATCTCAACAATTATCTCCTATAGTAACTAATATTAATGGATTTGAAATGAAAGTTGAAACTGAAGAAACTAATAAACCTTTAAAACGTAGAAGAGCAGTTGCTATTAATAAAAAAGGAGTTAGAGTATTAGAAGGAGATTGGTCTTTTAGTTCAATTGATCAAATATTAATTGATGAACTTGTATTTTATATTCAACAGAATAATTTAAAAGCTTAATTAACCCTATATTTATAATCATATGAAAACAGATATATTAAAAAAATTAATTAAAGAGGCTGTACGAGAAGCAATTCAAGAAGAATTAAAAGATATTCTTTTAGAATCTATTCGTTCACCAAAAACAATCGTAAAGGAATCTATCCAAACAATAGATACTCCTAAACCCACATTTACTCAACCTACAATGGATGCAAGAAAAGCTTATATGGATGTAATGAACGAAACATCTTTAAGTTTTACTTCACGTGACGCTCAAACTTTTAATCCTAAAAGTGTAGATCCAATTAATGGGAATTTAGGAAATGGTGAAGTAGGAATGGATCAAATTATGTCTTTAATGAATAATAAATAATGGCTTTTAGCCCTCAACAAATAGCACCTATTGATTTTGATGCAAGTATTGCAGTAGGGGTAAATCTTCCTTTAAATGGACCTGCTGTTTTTACATCAAATTATCAAACTAAAGATGCTATAAAAAACAATTTAATTAATTTTTTCCTTACTAACCCAGGTGAAAGACCTTTAAATCCTCTATTTGGAGGGGGCTTACGAGCTTTTGTATTTGAACAAATTACATTAGATAATTTAACTACTTTAAGAGAAGACGTTAATGAAAAACTTCAAATATATTTTCCTAATATTATAGTTGAAAGTCTTGTTGTAACTGGAGATAATGATAATAATCAAGTAAATGTAACTCTTAAATATAGTGTTTTAAATACAAATATTAATGATACCCTAGAAATTGAATTCTAAAAATGGCTACAACAAATAGAGATATAAAATATATTAATCGTGATTTTTCTGATTTCAGACAACGATTAATTGAATTTAGTAAAACTTACTTCCCACAAACATATAATGATTTTTCTGAAGCATCCCCAGGAATGATGTTTATGGAACAAGTGTCATATGTAGGTGATGTTTTAAGTTTTTATTTAGATAATCAATTTCAAGAAACTTTTATTCAATATGCTCAACAAACAAATAATATATTTGAATTAGCATATATGTTTGGTTATAAACCAAAAATAACAGGAGCAGCCCAAGTAACTTTAGATTTTTATCAACAATTACCAGCTAAACAAATTGGAGCTGATTATTTTCCTGATTATGATTATGCTATAACCATTAATGAAAATACTACAGCTACATCAGTGAATGGGATTTCTTTTTTAATTCAAGATAAAATTGATTTTTCTATATCAAGTTCTCAAGATCCAACTGAAATAACTATTTTTCAAGTATCAAATAATATCCCTCAATATTATCTTTTAAAGAAAAGTAGAAATGCTATTTCATCCACAATAAACACTATTAATTTTAATTTTAATGATCCTATTCCTTATAATACTGTTACTTTAAGTACTAATAATTTTATTAAAATATTAGATGTTATAGATTCTGATGGTAATATATGGTATGAAGTAGATCATTTAGGACAAGAAATGGTATTAAATCCTATTAAAAATACTAATATAAATGATCCTAATAAAACAGATAATACTCCTTATTTATTAAGACTTAAAAAAGTAGCTAGACGATTTACTACTAGAATTACATCTCCAACAACAATTGCTTTACAATTTGGAGCTGGATCTCCATCTGATATAACTGAAGAAATAACTCCTAATGCTGATAATGTTGGTTTAGGTTTACCTTTTAAACAAGATAAATTAACAGCGGCTTATTCTCCTGTTAATTTTTTATACACAAACACATATGGTATAGCACCTTCAAATACTACTTTAACAGTAAGATATTTAACTGGTGGTGGAGTTTCATCAAATGTAAGTGCTAATACTTTAACAATATTAAACACTGGTAATACTAAATTTAATAATATTAATTTAAACCCTACTATTGCTAATTATATTTTTAACTCATTAGCTGTTAATAATGATGAAGCTGCTAGTGGAGGTAGTGCTGGTGATACTGTTGAACAAATCCGCCAAAATTCTCTAGCATTAATAGCATCCCAACAACGTTCAGTAACCGCTGATGATTATTTAGTTAGAGCTTTAAGTATGCCCTCAAATTATGGTTCTGTTACTAAAGCTTATATTGAACAACCTAAATTAACTGATAATCAAGTTTCTACAGTTGAAACTTTAAATTTATATGTTTTATCACAAAACACATTAGGACAACTAGATAATGCTACTGAAACTTTAAAAAATAATTTAAGAACTTATATTTCTCAATATAGAGTAATTGGAGATAATATTGAAATTAGAGATGCTTTTATAATAAACATAGCTATTGAGTTTGAAATTATAGTTTTACCTGAGTATAATAATAATGAAGTATTATTAAATTGTATAACAGCATTAAAAAATTATTTTAATATTTCTAACTGGCAAATTAATCAACCTATTTTATTAAGAGATCTTTATATTTTATTAGACAAAATTAAAGGAGTTCAAACCGTTAAAAATATTTATATTACTAACAAAGCAGGAACTACTTCAGGTTACTCACAATATGCTTATGATATAACAGGAGCTACACAAAATCAAATAATTTACCCTTCATTAGATCCTAGTATTTTTGAAGTAAAATATCCTAATAATGATATTAAAGGTAAAGTAGTTCCTTTATAACATTATATTTATAATAAAATATATTTAAATGGCTGTATATAAAATCTTCCCTACACAGGATACTACTTTATATTGTTCAAACCCAACAGCAAATACTGGGCTAGATGCTATTTTAGAAGTATCTAATAAAATAGGAATAGCTAATACCCCAGAAGTAGCCAGATATTTAATTCAATTTGATCAAGAAGAAATTTTAGATATCTATTCTAATAAAATTGGAACTAATTCTTATGAAGTTTATTTTAAAAATTTTATAGCAGAAGCTCAAGGATTAAATCAAAATACTTTTTTAGAATTACTTCCTGTAGCTCAAGAATGGAATAATGGAACAGGATATTATTTAGATAATCCTATTGAACAAGATGGTGCTTCTTGGACATATGCTAATTTTAGTGGCTCTTCTCCTTGGAGTATTTCAGGTTCATATTCTAGTGTTAATGGAGATGCTTTTTACACTAGTTCTTATAGTAACATATGTGGTGGAGTTGGTGGAGGTAACTGGTTTACCGACGCATCAGGAAGTTATTATGTAGTAGTAGGATATGTTCTTCCAGGATATGTAGCTACAGCGTATAGTAGCGGTTCAGTAAATATTTCTTTTGGTTTAAGAAGTCCTAAAGATATTGAAGCTAAAGTAACTAATATAGTAGATGCTTGGGTAGGAGAATCAATTCCAAATTATGGTTTTATAATTAAACTTACTGGATCTCAAGAATTTAATCCTAGTCAATTTATACAACCTATATTTAAATATTATAGTGTTGATACAAATACTATTTATCCTCCAACTTTAGAATTTAGATGGAGAGATTATTCTACAGTATTAACAGGAAATAATACTGGTAGTATAGTTACTACTTCTAATCTTAAAATGTCCCTTTCTGAAAACCCAGGGGTATTTTATCCTGAAAGTGTAAATAGATTTTATGTTAATGTAAGTCCTTTATATCCAACACGTGTATATCAAACATCATCTTTATACACTAATTTAAATTATTTACCAACTGCTTCATATTACGCCATAAAAGACTTGGACACTAACGAATATGTTATTAATTTCGATGACAATTACACTCAAATCAGTGCTGATTCAACCGGTAATTATTTTGATGTGTATATGAGTGGTTTAGAACCTGAAAGATATTATAAAATTTTAATTAAAACAAATATTAATGGTTCTACTAAAATTTTTGATGATCATTACTATTTTAAAGTAGTTAACGGATGAGTGAAAATGTAAATTTAAATAAACAAGTATATAATAAAGGAGATTATTCTAAAGTTATTAATACTTCTTTTACTCAATTAGGAGTAACTCCTATTCAAATTCAAATAGAATCTCAACCAAATGTTAATGAATTTTTTAACATGTATAATGATTTATTTTATGATATACCTGAATTAGGAAATACTAATTCACATGAATATTTAGTTAAAAAAAGTGGTGAATATATTGGTGTGGGAGTTAACCAAGAAGAAATTTTAGCACTTCAAGATGAAATCGCCCAATTAAGGATAGAATTACTTAATGCTCAACAACAAATAATTGAATTACAAACAGGAACTCCACTAGCTAATCCTCAATAATGGCGGCAGAAATTATTCAAATAGACCCTAATATTTTTACTTCACAAACTTATGAAGTACAAGATATAAATCTGATTCCTACTTTTGAGGTTAATACATCTTTAACTTCTGGAAGTTATATCGAATTATTTATTTATAATAATAACCAATCTATTTTATCATCAGATTATACTTTTAATCAATATACTGTTTTAAATAACGGCCAATCTCCAGGTACTAATAATAGTATTTCTCAAATAGAAATAGATCCTGAAAAAATTCTTTTAGATTATGGTTATTCTCAAGGAGAATATATAACTTATTTTAATTTTTTAGAAAAACAAATTGGATCATATCTTCAACAACTCTATATATCAGAAATTTCACCTGATAGAACTGAGTTAAGATTAGATAGTACTTCTTTAAGTACTCTTGATATTATAGAACAAACTTCTCTTTTTATAATTGAAAGAGAAAACAGTGATTATTTTTTAGATTTTTATCTTAATTTTGGAGAGAATCAACTTATTATAGCTAATAATGTTCAATTAGACGATCAAAGCCCAAATACAACAATTCTGGTTAAATTATATGAACCATTACCTGTTGATTTTGATCTAAATTCTACTTTATGGGTAGTTACCTCAATTGATGAACCTTTAGCTTATAAAGTAATATATGATAATGAATTTATTATAATTAATGACACTACACCTATTAGTGGACCTAATTTTAATTTAAATATTAAAGATCAAGTTAATAATTCAACTTTAGAATTATCTTATATTGATTTAATATCTACTTCTTTAACAAGTTCTCAAAACCAATTAAATAGTCTATTTGAAGAAAAAGAAATTGATATTAATATTGATTATTCTAATTTTTCTAACTTTATACATTTTAGTTCAGCTAAAACTAGATTAGAAAATTTTTATTATAAATTAGGATTAATTGAACAGTATTCATCTTTAATATCATCATTAAATAGCGTTACAAACTCACCTATCCAAATAAGTAGTAGTAAAGCTAATTATGAATCAAGTATAAATAATATTATTACTAATTTTGATAATTATGAATATTATCTATATTATAATAGTAGTTCTTATGCTTGGCCTAAATCAAACACTGAACCCCCATATCAATTATATCCAACAAATGACCCTATAGCTTTAACCTGGTTGGGTAGTGATAATGCTAATAGCCCATATTATGGTGGATTAATTCTATCAGCTTCTTTATTTGATAATAATAACCAAGATAACCTACTTTATACAATACCAGAATATCTTAGAGATGATCCTGCTAATCAACAATATGAATTATTTGTTGAAATGGTAGGACAATTTTATGATAATATTTGGGTATATTATAAAGACGTTACTGAAAAATATAATGCTGATAACCGTTTAGATTATGGTGTATCAAAAGATATAGTAGCAGATGCTATTAGAGAATTTGGTATTAAATTATATCAAAATAATTTTTCTAATGAGGATTTATATTTAGCATTTTTAGGTTTAACCCCTGAAGGTGGATTATTCCCATTCCCTAATATTACCGGTTCACTTCCAACTCCAAGTGGATTTGAATATATTGATACTTTAATATCTGCTTCTAATGATTATATACCGTTAGATGATGTAAATAAATCGTTATATAAACGCATTTATCATAATTTACCATACCTACTTAAATCAAAAGGTACTCTACCTGGATTACGCGCTTTAATTACCTCATATGGTGTTCCTGATACTATATTAAGAATAAATGAATATGGGGGTAAAGATAAAATAAACTCAAATGATTGGGATTTTTGGCAAGATACTTTTAATTATGCCTTTACTACTCCATCTAATAATTTTATATCATCCCCCTGGAATGTTAGTTCGTCTTGGAATACTTTAAATGGAGTACCTGATTCAATTTCATTTAGATTTAAAACCACAGGTCTTCCTCAAAACAATATTCCGTATTCTCAAAGTTTATGGAATTTAGATAATAAAACCTTCTTAACCCTTAAATATACAGGATCAGGATATACAAGTGGTTCTTATCTTGGATCAACTATTGACCCATATTATCAATATGCTAATTTAGAACTTTATCCAAATTATACTAATGCCCCTACAATATCTGCCAGTATATATCTTCCATTTTTTGATGGTGGATGGTGGTCTGTAATGATTAATAGAGTACCAAGTACATCTAGTGGTTATAGTGATTTTACTTTATATGCTGGAAATAAAATATATGAAGGAGGTGATAATGGGACTTTATTAGGATTTTATTCCTCTTCAACAATCACAGTTGATGATACTGATTGGACTTCATCTGGAACTTCTTATTTTGCTTTAGGTGGCCATATAATAAACGGAGATTTATATAATTACTTTTCAGGATCATTACAAGAAATTAGATATTTTAAATCTCCTTTAAGCGAAAGTGTATTTAAGGATTACATAATGAATCCTTATTCAATTGAAGGAAATACTATTAATTCTTCACCTAACGAACTTATCTTTAGAGCTTCTTTAGGAGGTGAACTATATACTGGATCGACTTCAATACATCCCAAAGTAACTGGTTCTTGGATACCTACAAGCTCTTTCACTTCAGATAGTAATTTTTATTACTTCCAATCCCCTACATTTATTCCCAACACAGAATATTTCTTTTACGATCAACCTGTAATAGGAATTAAAAATGCTATATCTGATAAAATCAGATTAGAAGATAATGTTTTACCACCTGGAGATACTTTATCACCATTTAAAGTAATTTCCCAACAAACTAACGCTAGCCAAAGTTATACCGCTAATACTAATTTACTTGAAGTAGCATTTTCACCTCAAGATGAAATCAATGATGATATTACATCTCAAATTGGATATTTTAATATTGGAGAATACATAGGTGACCCCAGAGAAAGATTTACTCCAGCTCAATCATACCCAGCTTTAAATAAATTTAGAGATGAGTATTTTCAAAAATATATCAAAAATTATGATTTAGTTGATTTTATTAGATTAATTAAATTTTTTGATAATTCATTATTTAAAATGATTAAAGATTTTGTACCTGCCCGTACAAGTCTAGCTTCAGGTATTGTTATTAAACAACATATTCTTGAAAGAAATAAATACCCTCAACCTAAAGTTGATAACCATACAACTATAGCTCATTATAAATCTAATCCTTACAATACTCCAATTATTGTTCAAGACATATCTGTTTCTGGAACCGTAGCACCTCAATGGAATGATTACCAACCAGGTACTATAGAAAATTTTAGTGGAGGTACTGGAGGAACTTTTGAACCATTTAATGGAGTTGATACTTCACCTTATGGTCCTAACGGAACTGGTCCTGAAAATATTTATTTTATTACTCAAAGTTGGGTTGAAACCATCCCTACAATCTCAGGTTCAGTAGTAATATTGCATGACGCTCAAGATGAATTTTATGATGGAGAATTTAGTGGGTCTAATATAACTGTCACAACACAAAGTTTATTTGCTCCTTATCCTCCTATACTTGAATCTATTCCTTATAGATTAGTTCAATATTATAGTACTTCTTCAATTGAAGAAAATATATTTGAAACTAATTTTTTAAATCCAAATACTGCTCCTAGTGATGGTGAGATTTTATTTTTTAATGAAAAATTAACAGGTATAAACCCCCTATTATTTGAAACTAAATATTTAAAAATAGCAAAAATTGATTGTAATGGAGGAGACCAATCATATCCTTTAGGACAAGCTACTCTTTTAAAAATATTTATTCCTGCTACCAATTTTTATGCTCCGTATGTTATATCTAATATAACAGAATATTCTACTTATTATTTTTGTGAAGCCAATGAAACTGAATTCTTTACAGGTTCATTATGGCCTAATCAAATTTTAGATTATTATGTTACTTCATCAATAATAACTCCTAGAACTTTACCATCAATTAATTCCCAAATTATTAATTCATGGGAAATAGAATCTGGTGATACTCTTAATTATTTTGATACATCTTTAGGAATATATACCTTAGGAAATACTCCTAACATTAATTTATCCATATCAGCTTCAGTTGAAACCCTTGGTTATCTCCCTACAGGATCAACAGGAAAAATAAATTTAATATTATTAAGAAATGGTTCTGAAATAGCATTAGATTCTCAAACTTATAATTTACAAGGTTCAGATACAACATTTTTATCTGCATCTATTTACCCAATTCAACAAGATCAAATTTATATAAAACTTACTAAAGGACCATTCGCTGCGGGTATATTAGAACTTCATAATGCTCAATTTTTTATCACTCAAAGCACCCCTCCTGTAAGTTCAAGTTGCAACCCAATAATTATAGAACCTTATTTAGTATTACCTAATTATTATAATAGTGACTATAATCCATTATTAAATAATGTTGAATTAGAAAGATTAAATACTTTCTATCAAGATATAGATTATTACCCAGGAATATTAACTCCTACAAATTTTGAGCTTTTAATAAATGGAAATGCTTTAAAAGCAGCAGTACCTGATTCAAATTATACTACCCATAGACATATTATTCCAAGATATAATGGTAGTAAATCAACATCACAATTATTAAACACCTGGTCTCCTCCCAACACAATAGGCCCAGGATACTCAGATCAAGGAACTTATGGTAATATACCAACAGCAGAAAGTTTAAAAACAGTAGTTGCTTATGTTGAATCTATAAGTGGATGGCCTCCTGAAAGAATGAATGCTTCAGCAGTCACAATTAAATACTTAATAAATTCTGATGGTAGCGTAACTATACCTAATATAACTGAAAATTCATTAGCTGATGTTCAAAATGCTTTTGTCACTAATGAAAGACTTATTATTCAATCTAACACTATAGGCTCTGGAGCGGCTACTCAGTATAGAAATATAATTAGAGGAGGATCTAGAATTGAACCTATTTTATATAATCAAGTAGGACAAATACCTGGAGGATATTTTACTAGTAGTATTGATTTAACAGATAACGGAATCACAGGTAGTGTGGTAAATAATTACCAAGCCCAATTAAGACCTTCTAGCTATACTATTAATACATTAACTACTTCTTATTCTGAAGTAATCTTTAATACTATTCTATCTCAAGGTAATGCTGCTACTTTTTCCCCACAAACAATTTCAGGATATACATCTTATAGATATAAAGTTGCTCCAACTTTAGTTAGTGAAGGTTCAGGTTTACAATTAATAGCTTTCATGAATCTTACTGATACTAATCCACAATTACAAACATCAAAAGTTAACTATAGAATAGTTAGATTAAGAAATGGAGTTAAAACAACTTTAGTTTCTACTCCTTCATGGGTAGTTGTAGGTTATATATCTGGGTACGGATCAGGTACTAATATAGTTAATAATACTCAAAATAGTATTAATGTTTCAATACCTTATAATGATCTTATAGCTAATGATGAATTATTTATTGAAATAGAATGGAATGGAGTAGGAAATGTAGTAATAGAGAATAATTCTAAATTTGTTATTAACCAAACTGTAATCCCTAATTCTGCTATACCTACTAATGGATTATGGATTTCATCCTCAGGAACAATAACTTCAATAATTCAATCTTCATTAAGTTCAAGTGCTAATATTATATACACTACATCATCAAATCTAGTAACATATTTTGGTAACCAATATGTATTCCAAAAAGATATTTCAGGTTCAGGATTTAATCCAATAGCATTACCTTGGTCAATTGAATATGGTGATGAGTTTAGATTTGAAGGATGGGAAAATAGAGTATTCCAAGTAGGTAAAGTTGATATAGTAAATAACTCAAGCATACCTGGATCCCCAGTATTAGCAGTTGAACTAAACCAACCTATCCCCCCTTCAGGCTCTTTAAATCTTGATCAATTTTTAATTAGAAGATATGTTGATGATGCTTCTCAAATTATAATGGAAGGATTTAAACCTATTAACTCTCAAGGACCATATATTATAAAACCTGAATATGTAGTTCCTGAATTAAATAAAAACCTTGATGAGTTTATAATAGAACTTACACAGAAAAATTTGATTTAATAATATTTATTAATATAATACATCTATAATAGAAATAAAACATGGGATATCTAAATAATCAAGTCGTAACTGTTGACGCGATTTTAACAACCAAAGGTAGAGAATTATTAGCTAAAAATGATGGTTCATTCCGCATTACGCAATTTGCTTTAGCTGATGATGAGATCGATTATACATTATACAATCCTAATCACCCTTCCGGTTCTGCTTTTTATGGTGAAGCACTTCAAAATATGCCTTTATTAGAAGCATTTCCTATTGAAACCCAAACCATGAAATATAAGCTAGCTACTTTACCTCGTGGAACATCTAAATTACCAGTATTAGATTTAGGGTATGCTGCTGTAACTTTACAACAAGGAGCTTCTTTAGCTATTACTCCTCAAACTCTTAATTATCTTGGAAATAATCAAACATATGAAACTAGTGGATATGCTTGCACGATTTCAGATATCAGGTTATTAAATACATTTACAGGTTTAGGAATTAATACTGAAGCTGCTCTTGCTGCTAACACAGCTGTGACTACAACATTAGGTACAAATGTTTCTAAAACTATCATTGGAACTCAATTTAATTTAAGAGCAACAACAGTAAATACACTTTTTGGCACTAACACTCAAATAAACGGAACATTAACTTTTGTTGGGTTAGATAGTGGTGCTAGATTAACTATTCCTATTACTATTAATTACGTATAATAAAAATTAAACATTTAAATAATGTCATTTAAACGATTAGACCCAGAAGATTTTGTAGTAAGTAGTGATTCTATCACCGCTACTCTATGGTCAAATAACGCTCCAATATTAAATACCTTTTTTACATCTTCAGTTCAAGCTGCTGGATCTTCAGGTAATTTTTATCTAAGTGTATATCAAACCTCTTCTAATTTATCAACAGCTGAAATCCAATTAGATGTTGTTTACTGCGATTCTTTAGGTAGTGGTAGTGAGTTTTATAATAATATTGTACCTGGATATTCTCCTACTAGAACAATGTATGGACAGTATCGTTCACTTATTTTAGAAGATGAAACTCAAAACTTTATTTTTGGTTCTTCTGCTAATGCTGGTTATAATAGTTGTGGAGTATTAGTATCAAGTAGTACTGCTATTTTTGGAGATCATTTTTGGACATTATCTATTGAAAGAGCAAGATATAAAGAATCTTTATTTCCTGGTTCTTGTAACTTAACCCTTACAGGCCCTGGCGGTATCGCTGGCACAACTATTAAAATTACAGACAATTCAAATGATATAACTGTAATTCCATATTTAGGAGCTACCAGAGCATATCAATTAGTTTCAGGATCAAATGGATATGGAACTGGCCCTAACGGTGGTTATACCCAAACTTCAGGATCATATGGAATATTATTCCCAGATTTAGGTATTGTTATGTTAAACCCATATGCTTTAAGTGAATCTATTGGTTTAACTCCTAATAGAACATATGATGCTCCTGGATTTAATAATCAAATAATGTATGATGCTTTAGTAGCAGGAAATTCATTTGCTTTAAATTCACAAGAAACTATTACATCAGATTATGTATTTGTTAGAGCTCGCAATAGTGAATTTAATTACTCAGAAAACCCATCTTTTATTTCAGGGTCTACTGGTGAAGTTATTTATAGTAGTTTTATAAACAACCCCCAAGTTTATATTACAACTATTGGACTTTATAATGACACTACAGATTTATTAGCTGTAGCTAAAATGTCTCGACCTTTAATAAAAGACTTTACAAAAGAAGCTTTAGTTAGAGTGAAATTAGATTTCTAAAATGAATGAGTGTATTCAAACCATTTTTAACTTCGGATACTATTGTATCACCTTTTCAGGTAAATAAATCTTTTACTTTTCAAGGTATAGATGGGTATGGATATGTTAATTATGGCACTACTGCTATTTATGGAGGGATTTTTGATTCATTAAATGACGCAGGAGTAGCTTTATATGTAGGTATCAATACTCCAACATTACCATTTGTTCCTTCTCAAAATACAGGATACGTACCTTTTACCCAAAATAATTATTTAATTTATAAATCAATAGAACAATTATATTATTCTAATTATTTATTAAACCCCTCAGGATCTCAAGCATCTACTGCTTCTTTTAATATAGATGATACTATAACAGGACCTCAAGCTACAACTAATTATTATAATTATTTGACTGACACTTTACCTCCTAATAGAATATTTCCAACAGGAGCTAATGACATGATAGGTGTTGTATCTATCCCTTCTAAAGTATTTGGAGAATATATTAAACTTGGAAGTTTTAAATTAGAAAACCCTACCGGTTCAATTTATGATGATGGACAAGGAAATCTTCTTTTAAGTAGTTCAATTTATCAAATATCTGATTATCATGTAGGAAATATTATTTATGAGCATGGAATAGCCATAGTAAATAAAAACTTAATAAATGTTATAGATGGTTATGCTTATACCTCATATGGAACCTCATCTGCTTTCCCAGTAGCAATATATGGTGGTTTATTCCCAACATTCTTTTTATCAAATACTGTTAGTTGTTCTTTTGAAAGTACAACAACAATATATGAAGCTCAATATAAATGTACTGTTAGAGAAAATGAATTTAACTTTTCTCAAAATCCTACTCTTATAGATTATCAAGATGGATATGATATATCTATTTATAATCAAGGAAATTATTATGATTCATTTCAACATTTTTTATGTTATTTAAATCAAAATACCCCTTTTTATTCTCAAACATATAATTTTGTAACAAGTTCATATTTTTCTCCTTATGTAACAACAGTAGGATTATATAATAACAATTATGAATTATTAGCTGTAGCTAAACTTTCTCAACCGTTACCATTATCACAAGTAACTGATACTACTATATTAGTTAACTTAGACCTTTAATCATGAATTGGATATATAAAAAACAAGAAATTGAGAATATTTCTCAATTCCCTGATAACACATATGGATTTATTTATAAAATCACCCATAAAGTTTCAAATAAATCTTATATAGGTAAAAAAGTACTTTTCCATAATAAAAAAATAAAATTAACTAAAAAAGATCTTGAATTATATGAGGGTGTAGTTGGTAGAAGACCTTCATATAAACTTGCAGTAGTAGAATCTGATTGGCAAAAATATTGGGGGTCAAATAAACCATTACTTGAATTATTAAAAACAGAATCAAAAGAAAATTTTATACGTGAAATTTTAATAGTTGCTCCTTCTAAAAAACTTTTAACATATTATGAAACACAAATTTTATTTGTTTATAGAGTATTAGAAGAACCTGATTTATATTTTAATGATAATATTTTAGGTAAATTTTATCGAAAAGATTTTGATATATAAAAAATTTATCATATTTTAACTTTATGGTGAATGAGTTATTAGTTAATTTAGTTAATAATGTTTTAGGGACTAGTAAACGAACAGCGAGAGGAAATCAAGCTTATACTTGTCCATTTTGTCATCATCATAAACCAAAGTTAGAAGTTAATTTTACTGAAAATAAAGAAGGATTTAATCCTTGGCAATGTTGGGTTTGTGGTCAAAAAGGAAGAACAATAAAAAGTTTATTTAAACGTCTAAAAGTTTCATCTGATTATTTTCAAGAATTAAGTAAATTAATTAAAAATACTTCTTTAGAAGGTGTAAAAGAAATTAAATCTGATTTACTTGAATTACCTAAAGAATATAAAACTTTTATAAATAATAAAGATATTGTTGCAAGACATGCTCTAGCTTATCTAAAAAAACGTAATATCACTAAACAAGATATTATAAAATACAACATAGGCTATTGCGATTCAGGGCAATTTATAAACATGATTATTATACCCTCATATGATAATATTGGAAAATTAAATTACTTTACAGCTAGATCATTTGAAAAAGAACCATTTATTAAATATCGTAATCCTGATACTTCTCGTGATATAATTCCATTTGAATTATTTATTAATTGGGATTTACCTATTATATTATGTGAGGGTCCATTTGATGCTATGGCTATTAAAAGAAATGTTATTCCATTATTTGGTAAAAATTTACAACCTAGTTTAATGAAAAAAATTGTTACTTCTAAAGTACAAAAAATATATATTGCTTTAGATAATGATGCTGTTAAACAAGCCCTTGGTTTTTGTGAACAACTTTTAGATATTGGAAAAGAAATTTATTTAGTAGAACTTAAAGGAAAAGATCCTAGCGATATGGGATTTGAAAATTTTACTAAATTAATACAAACAACCCAACCATTAACTCAATACAAATTAATGGAAAAAAAACTATCAATTATATGATTATCAAAAAACAATACCAACGCGTCTTACAAATCTCAGACGATGCTAAACAAATCACTTTACCTGATTCACGTTATTATTTACGTAATGGAGAATATTATCCATCAATAACTTATGTTTTACAATATTATCCTAAAGGAAAATATTTTGAAGATTGGTTAAAACAAGTAGGAAATAATGCTGACCATATTGTTAAAAAAGCAGCTGAAGAAGGTACCCAAGTACATGAAATGTGTGAAGCTTACCTAAATGGAGAAGAATTAAACTTCCTATCTCCTTCAGGTGATATAAAATATGATGTTAACATCTGGCAAATGTTTTTACGATTTGTTGAATTTTGGGAAACATTTAATCCTATACTTATTGAAACAGAAGTTCATTTATTTTCTGACGAATTAAAAGTAGCTGGTACTTGTGATTTAGTAGTTGAAATTAATGATGAATTATGGATATTAGATATTAAAACATCTAATAATTTACATACATCATATGATCTTCAAACAGCTGTTTATGGAAAATGTTATGAAGAATGTTTTGATAAACCTATAGCTAGACGTGGTATTTTATGGCTTAAATCCACTAAACGAGGACCTAAAAAAGATAAAATGCAAGGTAAAGGATGGGAAGTAGTTGAGTCATCTCGTACCCATGAGGAGGATTTAAATTTATTTAAAAATGTAAAAACATTATTTGATTTAGAAAATCCTAACCATTCTCCATCATTTACTGAATTCAGAACGAGCGTTAAAAGAGAATCGTGATATGTATAATCATGATGAATTTAACCAATTTACTCAATGAAATATACGCTGAACCCAGTAAATTCAGTTACCCACCTTTAATCAAATCACTTACAGAATATATGTTGGAAAAAGGCATGAATCTTCATCCTTTACCTAAAGTAAAATTTGTAGATGATGATACTGAAAATGCTAAAGACTTTTTTGGAAAAACAGCTTATTATCAACCTGATAATAATATAATTGTTCTTTATACTTTAAACAGACATCCTAAAGATATTATGCGTTCTTTTGCTCATGAAATGATTCATCATGAACAAAAATGTAATAATAGAATAGGTGGTAATAAAATAAAAACTACTAATGTTAACGAAGACGATTATTTAAAAGAAATTGAAGAAGAAGCTTTTAGAAAAGGAAATATGATTTTTAGAGAGTGGACAGATAAATTAAATCCACGTAAACAATAAATATGAAAGATTCAGTTTTAAAAAAAGAATTTCAAAAACGAGATGTTGAACGTCTTCGCAATTTAGTCAAAGGTAAACAAGGAGATAGAACAACAGCAGGTATAGGTTACAATGGTGAAACTCAAGAAGAACATAAAGAAGGTGATGTTTGGGAAGAAAAAGGTAAAACTTGGACTATTCGAGATGGTATCAAAGAAAATATTACTAAATTAGATAAAATTAAAAAAGCAGCTGTCCCATTATTTTGTCCAAAATGTAAACAAATAATGGATAAACAGCTAGATCCATTCTATTTTAAAGCATACAATGAATGTTTAGATT